GTCCCATTGTGAGATGACTTGTCATCTCACCCTACCCATACTAATGGGCTTGGGAAGATGTACAATCTCCCTACGAAATATATTAGTTTCGCATTACCCTTTAAAAGGGTGAAGCCCATCCCAGCCTGATGTCGACGGACTGGGGGCGTCCAGCACGCTCCAAATGTCTTCCGTCGGCGGATGGCAAACCGCCGCGCTTAAGGAAGAACTTGAGCAAGGCACCAGGTCCATCCAGAGGATCGGATGGGAGCCTAGACACCACGCGATAGCCCTTGACAAGAGGACTATGCAGGTGGCTGTGTTCCCTCTGAGTCTCATAACCCAGAAAGGAATATCTACCTAGCACAGGAGAAGTATCAGAAACATACGGATAATGAAAAAGTATCCGTTCTAGTTTCTGATCAAGCCATTTCACGGTCCCCCAGCAACCAGCTCGATAGAGCTGATTACGAAGGGAAACCATCGAAATGACCTCCTGAGCGTGCTTCCGTTGAGTAGGGAATACTCTTCTGACCTTGACAATAGAAACGTCATGGCCATCGTAGTACTCCTTACCACAAGACTCTCTGAATCTTCCGATCCAGAAGGACTTGTCAGCGTTAACTCGGGCTCCAAAAAGCTCGAGAGCGCTCACAACGGAATGCACAACATCGACGGGAACAATGATATCGTCCCCGTAGATGCGCACCTTGTTGACAAAGTGTGAAATCACTTTGCCACTAACAGGCGTGCCTAGCTCTCTCTCAATCCCAATGAAGACCGAGGTCAAAAAGACCATGGCCTCAAAAGGAAAGCAGAGAGCTGAACCCATAGACGCAAACTTGGCAAGGCGAAACACGCCCCTGCCGGGTATATCAGCCTTCCGAGATCTGCAGGCATCGACTCCCTCGAGCAATAGGGGATGTCGATGTAGCATAGCTCGTACGAGCTGATTAGAGACACGATCGGAGGCGTCACTCAAATCGAGTGTCGCAAGAGTTCCAGAACTGGAACCCTGACGAGCCATGAGCTGGTTAGGCTCTTGGTCATCAAATCCGAGAAGGCTCGAGAGGGAGTCATACCTCTTGAGATTCTTCAGGAAACAGTGAAGGAGCCCTTGCTGTGCATACTGCATAGCAGTGGGCTCAATCGCTATAATCCTAGGTGTCTTTAGCGTCTTAGGGACAGGAGTTACCTTAACAGGTATCTCCTTCTCGGGTTCGAGGATGTCCACCTGCTCGAAATGGTCATAATAAGACCATGACGGGAACATGTATTCCCCAAAAGGGAACACACGCTCCAGGCGGGAAGTCCAAGTGCGCTGATTAAACTTCGCGTTTCCACGAAGTTTGTCAGCTGTAGCACCTGGGCCATGTTTAGGAAGGATGTCTCCATTATGGAGTGAAAATTCCATTCTGGAGAACAAACTCCCAAATAACATGGAGCTGACGCGTTTGAAATCCTCTAAATCAGAGGGTTCCATATAAGCGTCAACTCTTCTAACATCCTGCTCACACTCGATGAACGATGATAAGGCATTCTCAATCCGAGCATCACTGCACGGAAGGAGAATCTTGCTGAACATCAGCGTTAACTGACGGACGGCAAGTATTGCGTCCACATCAGGGTCATCGAGAAGCACGCCTGTACTACGGCTAAACACAAGATCGAGGAAACCCCCAAGAAATTGAGGGAGACCTGCTCTCCAGGAAAAACCCTGGAAAGAGTTGCGATCCACAATCCCGAGGTTCAGACTTTTTTGGAAGTCTTTCCCAAAGGAAGGTAGGGTTATCGTCAAAAACGACAACCCCTCGTGTTTAGACCGACCTGAGACAGTTTTTATGTCTCTGGTGGCGCTAGTGCGACATCTGGTTGCATAATCATTTGCAACCATATTCCAGAGCAATATCAGGCTTTTCAAAACTCCTCCTAATTGGGGGTAGTTTTCCTTAGCCATGATATTCGCAGCGCTCCTCCAACTATAAGAAAAATTATAGCTTTTGGAGGGCTACTTCGAGGATGCGGAGAGCGTAGGTTGCAAGCCAGACAAAAATGGCAAGCAATACCCACCTCTGATCCCTAGAGAAAAACATTCTCTATGGGGGTCCAAACAGACCCGCCATCAGTCCTTTAAAAAGGCCAATGATAACATCGGCCTTAAAAAGGAGTAGATGTTGGAATCTGCTTAGCCCGCCACCGACGCAGGGATGTGAGTCGACTGCAAGTCGAACAATTTCCGATTTGCAGATCAATTTATGACTCACCTCCGAGCAGCTGAGTGATCAGTTTGCTAGAGCTAGCCTGCAATGCTTCAATGAAGCCATCGTAGACTGCTTTCGCCTGAGCATTCGTATAGCCGACAGGTGGTAGGTCGAACACGAGATAAGTACTCATGCCGACCTTCACATTGTTAGCTGGTATGAATGGATCAGCCGTCACCTTCGAGGTGTCGAGCCGTATCACGCGTCGCGTTCGACTCCCGTACTGGGAGGCGGCGCTTAGCTTGATAAGAGAGTCAGAACTCGAATACGCCGACTCGTTCTTCCCCGTTTCTGTACGAGGAAGAGTCGTTTCGACTGCTTCGATTTTGACTTTCTGCGGATCGGCGAATGCCATGACATGCTCCTATTCCAGGACCATATAATGGCCCCTAGTGTTTGCAGTGAAAAACTGCTTACAGCACATGGGTTATACCAAGCGCTGCAGCAATGGCGAGTTGGGTCGGTGACAAGTCGGCCCATTCTACGCCAAACCCAAAGGGGTTTGCCTTGACACGCTGCTTACTGACTGTTGTCAGTGTGACAGGTGCCACAGATGAGACTTTGACTCCTTTATAACCGGAGTCGCCGTCCATAGTATAGGTATCAGAAATGATGGTTTCATCCATCATATACCCATACTGCAAAACCAGGCCATAGATCTCGATACTCTGAAGGTTATGAATTACCTCCTGGGCATTCGAGAACCAATCTATAGCCCAACTCCAGGGGGTCAGCTCCCAGAGAACTTCTGGGGTAAGACTTGTGCCGAATAGCTTATCGGCTTCCGAGCCAGCACTCATCAACCCAAGCCAGGAGTCATTCTGGCTGGGTATATGATAAGTGAAGGCACCGGAGAACCAAGTCTTCCGGGTGACATTCCTATGACACCTAACTGTCCCTGACAGGCCTGAATTAAATCCAGGTACATTGAAACTACCATTGCCAAGAATGGCCTTGATATTTTCTTTGTAGATGGTATCAGACTCTGTATGCTCAATGGGGAAACGGAATTGGCGACGAACAAGCTTTCCCTCATCACGCTTGTACTGAGAAAGAACAGTACGCGCATGACGAACGGCATTAGCTGTATTAGTAATGTCGCTCACGAGAGGAAGCCAGCCAAACTCTGCATTGAGGAACTCCTCCGCAATGCCAAGTAAGGCCTTCGTTCGACCTTTCCAAAGCCGAATGCCCGGGAGGGACGGAAGTCCCTCTCGATGCATTTCAGCAAGGAAAGTAGCCGACTCCGCAACGGAATTAGTGGGCGAGCTCAACGCAATGGCCGTAGCACCGAGCGCATTCAAGTCACCTGCTGGTGACAAGGATGACGCAGGGTACGTCGGACCAGTGAGTGAGCTAATCCTAGGATGAGGACAAGTAACAGACCCAATATACTTTTTGAGTTTGAAACTGTCTTCAATAGAAATGTTCGACGGAGAACAAACCGTCTCGCATTTCACGGTCGAAAACGGACCGCCTAGATCACCGGAGAACCTCCGAGGTGGAGGCCACCGGTGCCCC